GTAGCAGGTGGTGGTACTGGGGCTACAACAGCTTCAACAGCGCTATCTAATTTAGGTGGCACAACAACAGGAAAAGCAATTGCTATGACAATTGTATTTGGCGGAGGATAATATGGCAGCACCCAATATAGTTAACGTTACTACCATTATAGGAAGAACCGCAGGAGCAGCGCTTACTACGTCTACTGCAGATATTGTAACTAACGCAGCAGCAAGTAATAAAGTATTTAAAATAAATGCTATTTATGTAGCGAACGTAGATGGCGTTAGTAGTGCTGATGCTACAGTATCTTTTTTTAATGCCGACAATACAACATCATATAAATTAGCTCATACGATTACAGTACCTGCTGATGCAACATTAGATTTAATAAGCAAACATATTTATCTTGAAGAAGGTGACAAAATTACAGCTTCTGCTTCTGCTAACGGAGACTTGGAAATCGTTGTTTCATATGAGGAAATAAATTAATGAAACGTCATAATGGCGGAATAGTTGGTAGATTTAATGCTACATCCCAATCATCTGCTAGAGGTAGATTTTCTTTACCTGAAATACAAGAAGCTCTTTTAAATGGCACTTGGCCGTTACAAATTATTACTGCTGACTATTTAGTAGTTGCGGGCGGTGGCGGTGGTGGAGCAGATAATATTAATGGAACTCAAGGCGGTGGAGGCGGTGCTGGTGGACTATTAACTGGATCTGTAACATTATCTAGTAGTACAGTTTATACAATTACTGTAGGCGGTGGAGGTAGCGGAGCTGGCGGTTCTAATCGTGGCGGTTCGGGCACAAATTCAGTATTAAGTGGAACAGGTTTAACTACTGTAACATCAATTGGTGGTGGTGGCGGTGGATCAAGAAATAATAATACTGGTATAAGTGGAGGTTCAGGTGGAGCAGCAACCAATAATAACACTGCTGGATCAGGAACTGCAGGTCAAGGTAATAATGGTGGTGTAGGTAACAGCGATGGTGGCGGCGGTGGCGGCGGTGCTGGCGCAGTGGGTGGCCAGTTTAATGGAGCTAGTGGATCAGCATCTTCTATCACAGGTACTTCAGTATTTTATGCTGGTGGTGGAGGAGGTAGATTAGGATCGTCACCATTTACTCTAGGGTCTGGTGGAGCAGGCGGAGGTGGAAGTTATGGAAATAGTGGAAGCCCTAATACTGGTGGTGGCGGAGGTGGCGGTGGCGGTGGCGGTGGAGCTGCTGGTGGTTCAGGAGTAGTTATTTTAAGCATTCCAACATCAAAATATTCTGGCACAACTACAGGATCGCCTACTATAACAACATCAGGATCTAATACAATTTTAACATATACAGCTTCAGGCACATACACAGCATAAGGATAAATCATGTCATTAACTCAAGTCACAAGTGGTCTAATAGCTTCTGGTGTAACTCTTACAAACCCGACTATTTCAGGCCAATTAAATCTTCCTACATGGACAACTGGGACAAGACCTTCTAGCCCTGCTACAGGAACAACAGGATACAATACAACAACTGTAAATATAGAAGTTTATAATGGCACCACATGGCAAGGCTCAAATGTTGGACCATCTTATTCTGCATCTTATTTAATTGTAGCAGGTGGAGGTGCAGGAGGTAGTACAAGTAGTCCAAGCGATTGGGAAACAGGCGGTGGTGGCGGTGCTGGTGGATTATTATCTGGAACATCAACACTACTTACAGGTACAACTTATTCATTTACTGTTGGTGCTGGTGGCGCTGGAGTATCATCTAATAAAGGTAATAGTGGTAATAATTCAACAGGTTTTAGCCTTACAGCTATTGGGGGTGGAGCTGGTGGTGGTAGAAATAGTGCTCCTAATTCTGGTGGTTCTGGTGGTGGTGGAGAAGCTAATGATAAAATGACTGGCGCTGCAGGTACATCAGGACAAGGTTTTGCTGGTGGAAATGGTGGAGGTGGACCAGGTAATGGAGCTGGCGGTGGCGGAGGTTCATCTGCAGTAGGTGGTAATCATAGTGGATCTACAGGCGGTGCTGGTGGCGCAGGTACAGCAAGTTCTATTACAGGTTCGTCAGTAACTTATGCAGGTGGCGGTGGAGGTTCAAGAGCTCAAGCTGGTGGCTCTGGCGGTTCTGGCGGTGCTGGTGGTGGAGGAGCTGGTGGAGGAACTAGCGGTACGGCAAATACTGGTGGCGGAGGTGGAGGTAATTTTAATGGTGGCACAGGCGGTTCTGGTGGTTCAGGTGTTGTTATTCTTTCTGTTCCAACTGCATCATACTCAGGTACAACCACAGGCTCACCTACAATTACTACATCAGGTTCAAACACAATTATAAGATTCACAGCTTCAGGAACATATACAGCATAATGTTTGGTAATTCCGCCTTTGCCGTAGCCCCTTTTGCAACCCTAGGTGGAGGCACAGCATTTACGTTTTCTCTAGTTGAAAATATCAACATGGCTGACGCAAGTAACCAAGTTTTTGCATACGCACCATCAGTCACAGAGAACGTAGTCATGGATGATATTGATGCTACAGCAGGTTCGTTCTTTGGGCTTATCAATGAATTTGTAGCGATGAACGATGCAAGTGCTCAGACATTTAATTTTGTACAAAGTATTACAGAAGACACCGTCGTATTAACTGATTCATCAACAATATCAGCACAGTTCGCAGCAAGTCAAACAGAAGACGTAGTGATGGACGATGTAAGAATAGATTACTTTGCTGCATTACAATCCAGACTAGAACCTTTTGTGATGGATGATATAAGAAGTATAGCTGCTAACTTTGCAGTGTCAGATACAGAAAATGTTAACCTAGCTGATACACCTAATATCACAGCGCAGTTTGCAGTGTCAAGAACAGAGAACGTAAATCTTCATGACTTAAATAACATAACTGCTAACTTTAATGTAGTCCGCGCTGAGAACGTAGTCATGGATGATTTAGAATCTATCATATCTGTGTTTACCTTCTCAATTACTGAACCTGTCACTATGGCAGATGCAAATGCAACCCAAGCTAACTTTGTGTCAAGTATTGCAGAAAATGTTAATATGGCAGATACCTATACAGTGGTGGCTAACTTTGCGGTGTCCATTACTGAGGCTATTAGAATACTTGATGATATATGTTACAACGGCTGGTTTAGAATTGATGATAGCCAAACACCTTCATGGACTGCGATTGCAACACCGGCTGGGGTCTGGGTAGATATAAACGATGCACAAACACCAAGTTGGGGCGTAATTGATACCTCTCAACCATGTAAATAATATATAATATGGATAACTAAAATAAAGGATTTATTATGGCAAGTACCTATTCAAACCTAAAAATAGAGCTCATCGGTACAGGTGACCAATCTGGTACCTGGGGGGTTACTACAAACACAAACTTAGGCACTGCAATTGAAGAGGCTATTACAGGAACAGCGGATGTTTCTTTCTCAAGTGCTGATGTTACCCTAACCCTTACTAATACTAATACAGCTCAAACTGCGCGTAACCTACGATTAAACCTAGTAGGTACAGTAGGTGCTGCTCAAAACTTAATTGTACCTGCGATTGAAAAGCAATACATTGTTAATAATACTTTAGGCTTTGACATCACAGTTAAAAACTCAACCGGTACAGGTGTAGCAGTACCTGCGGGTAAATCCATGATCGTGTTTAATACAGGGTCAAACGTAGTAGAAGTAGTTACTGCTTTAGCTACAGGCACAGTAATCCCAGTGGCAAATGGCGGTACAGGCGCTACAACAGCGGCAGGAGCTAGATCAGCTTTAAGTGCGGCGGTCTTAGGAGCTAACAATGATATTACTTCTCTTACAGGTTTAACAACTCCGTTATCTATTGCGCAAGGCGGTACAGCAGCTAATACAGCATCTGCGGCTAGAACTTCTTTAGGACTTGCTATTGGTGTAGATGTACAAGCTTATAATGCAAATACAGTTTTTAATAATGTATCAAATACATTTACTGCTCAACAAATATTCACAGGTTCATCTAGTGTTATTTCATCTAAATTTGTTAATGCATTGGAAAGTGTTACCGTATCTGCAACGGCTGCATCAGGCACTATTAATTATGATGTAACCACTCAATCTGTTGTTTATTACACCTCAAATGCATCAGCTAACTGGACAATAAACTTTAGAGCATCTTTAGGTACATCTTTAAATACAGCTATGGCTATAGGCGAATCTATTACGGCAGTATTTTTAGCTACACAAGGTTCAACAGCTTACTATAATAATGTGGTTCAAATAGATGGAGTTACAGTTACTCCCAAATGGCAAAATGGAATTACACCTTCATTAGGTAATGTTTCTGGTATTGATGCTTATACCTACACTATTATTAAAACAGCTTCAGCTACATTTACAGTATTTGCTTCACAAGTACAATTTAAGTAGAGAATAAATGCCATTACTAGCAAGAAGATCAGTATTAGCAGCAAGAGCCTACGGATTAACCTCATCACAATATAAACCAGGCTCACAAACATTTACGTCTAGTGGAACTTTTACTGTTCCTATTGATGTTAGACAACTTACTATTACTATGACGGGTGGTTCTGGTGGTGGAGGTGGTGGAGGTACTGGAGCGGGACAGACAGGTAGTACTTCTGGAAAAGATATTAGAACTATTACAGTTAATCCTAATGAGACAATAACTATTACAATAGGACAAGGCGGTCAAGGTGGTAGGTCAGGTATTTCTAACTGCGGAAGTAATGCTATAAATTGGTTTAACATTGATAATAATCCATCTGACAGAAGAGGTTTTGGAGGGACGGGTTATGTTAATGGTGGTGCTGGAAGTGGTGCAGGATGCCCAAACTCATTTAACTCTACAGGTGGATGGTCTGGAGGCGGTGGAGGATCAACTGCTTATGTATACTCAGGTGGAACAGTAACTGCAGGTGGAGGTAATGGTGGTAATGGTGGTATAAATTATGCCGGTGGCAGTGGCACAGGAGGTACTGGAGGTAATTCAGGTACTGGAAATCAAGGTGCTACAGGTGTAGCTGGAGGTGCGGGTCAAGGTGCTACATTTGCCGGTGGATACGGAGGAGATGGTTCTGCAGGTTCTTTAAGTATTGTATGGTAACTTATAAAGAATCAGTTGAGTTTATTAATAATCACCAAAACAAATTAAGGGCAGTTATCATGACTACTTTAAGTTGTAATGCTTGTGAACCTATTATTAATATATTTAACGAGTCTACTATACCGTTTATTGCATTAAACGCAGATTCAGATGATTTAATTTATAAGCCACTTGGTTATCCACAAACGTATTTGTTTTCTGAAAGTAATAGATGTTATACAAGGGTTGACGTCTTTGATTCTAGAATGTTTTATGAGTGGGTAGATAAAATTAAGGATTGGGAAAAAACAGAATGAAAATTTTAGTTGGCGTTTTAATTACACTTTGTCTTATCTGGTGTGTACATCATGCTCACGCAGAAACCACGACAATCAATCAAAAAGGGATGCCAGTGCCTAGCGCTATGGCACCTAGTATGTCTGCGTTTTCACAAGATGTATGTGCAGTGCCAGTGAGTGCAGCGGGTAACTTAGGCTTTATTTCTTTAGCAGGTGGTACTGTTTTACTTGATGAGAACTGCGTTAAGATTAAGTTAGCAAAAACACTCAACGATTTAGGACTTAAAGTGGCTGCCGTATCGGTGCTATGCCAAGATCCAAAAGTATGGGAAGCGATGGAGATGAGTGGTTCGCCTTGTCCTATGGGCGGTGCAGTGGGTTATACAGCTAAGAAAGCATGGTATGAAAAAGATCCTGAGAAGTTTAGAAAATTGTATGGTCCGAATTACACTCTTCCTACTCCTACTTCTAATAAGGAATAACGCATATGCTTGGTCCTGTTCTTTCGCAACTACTGAAGAAGGTTGGTACTTGGATGGTTCTATGTCGTGCCAAGGTATCGCAACTGATATTGCTTTGCAACAACATTATTGCGGTTGGTATAGACCGGGTGACCCATATTGTGCAATATATCAAGCGCCAGTATGTAGCCCTCAAGTTGAATATAGAACTTTGTCTTGCCCGGTTAACCAGAGCGGTGCTATTAATGAAACTAGGTCTTATGAATGTTCTACACAAAGTTGGACAGGTTGGACAACAACTTCTAATAATTGCACGCAAGATCCACCAACGTGTATTGAATCTACTGAAACGAGGCAGCTAACATGTCAAGCTGGGTACGAAGGATTATTACAAGAACAAAGAACTTCAATTTGTTCAGATCCGTATGGTTCGCCAACTTGGACTGCATGGTTGGAAATATTAGATACTTGCAAGATGACAGCAGTGAACGTAAACAATGTGACTTCACCAATAAGCCCAATAAGTCCTTTGAATCCGATAGTCACAACTGCGCCCATCATTCCGCCAGAACCTGTAATTGTACAGGACATGACTGCGTTGACAACGACGGAAACACCAGCTACTTCGGTAGCCACAGTAAAAAGCGAGTCAAGTGGGGGGACATCTGCACCAAGCCCCGTAAGTACTACGACGACGTCGGGTACCGTGAGAGCACCAGAAACACCGAAGGGTAAAGATTTAGTACCAGGTTTTGGCATTGTGTTATCAATGCAGATTTTAAACGCAGGCTACAATATGCAGCAGGCGCAGATAGAAGAATCAATTAAACTTATACAGGAACAAGATTATGAGCGACAACAAAACATACTCCTTGAATTTATCAGCGCAAATGATACTGGGGATTATATTATCCGTGCTAGTGCCAATAGGTGGCGCAGTATATTACGGGATAACCCTCTTCAACGATTTGACCTCGACGATTGAGGAAGTAAAAAAGATGAGCTCTGTTGAGACTCGCATTATAGTTTTAGAAGATAGATCACGTTCTACTGAGAGGCAACTAGTTGATGTGATGATGTCTAACAATCGAGCATTAGAAAAAGCAAACGAAGCTTATGGTCGTGCTATTGAAGCTAATAGTGTTGCTAAAGCTACGCAAGATAAAATAACAGATACAGTAACAAATGTAAAAGACGAAATGAAACAACTACGAAAGGCAATGGTAAACCCATTGAATAACTAATATGCTATCAATTATTTCAGCAATTCTTGGTATAGGCTCTTCAGCCCTACCTAATGTATTAAGCTTCTTCCAACAAAAGGGAGATCAAAAACACGAGCGTGAAATGGCGATGTTACAAAATCAACAAGCTATGGCTATGGCAGAGAAAGGCTTTGTGTCTCAAGAAAAAGTAGCAGCGATTGAATTAGAAGGTACGTACGCAGAAACGTACGCTCAAGAACGTGTAGCTTTATATGATCATGATAAACAGTTAATTGAAAAAGCATCTCAAAATGTAGTTGACTTAAATGCTAAGGTAAGACCATTTATTACATTTATGTTTGTAGGCTTACTTGTATTTGTAGATGTATTATCTTTAATATGGGTTCTTTATTTAACATCACAAAATCCTGACTTGGATTTCTTTTTAACTGCAATAGATAAAGTTTTCTCAACTGAGGAGATGAGTATTCTAGCATCCATTATTGGGTTCTGGTTTGGATCTCGTCAATGGGAAAAATATAATAGCAAATAATGAAAACTTCAGAACGTGCTATCAAACTTATTAAACATCATGAAGGCATTCGTAATAGGCCCTATCGTTGTCCTGCTGGGTTGTGGACTGTGGGCGTGGGTCATCTTATTGGTGATGGTAAATCGTTGCCTGAATCTTGGAATAGACTTTTTACGAAAGAAGAAATAGATGGAATTCTTAAACGAGACCTCCAACGTTTTGAGCGTGGAGTACTTAAGATGTTACCTAACGTGCCTCTTAGACAACATGAATTTGATTGCCTTGTATCTTTTTGCTTCAATTTGGGCTTGGGGACATTTCAAAGGTCAACACTCCGTCAAGCGCTTCTTAGGGGCGATAAAAAGGCGGCTATGGAATCGTTAGTGAAATATTGTCGTGCAGGTGGTAAAATACTACGAGGCCTACAAATTCGTAGACTAGATGAACGTGCACTCTTTGAGGGTAGATAATGGCATTAAGTAAATTAGTATTTAAACCCGGCGTTAACCGAGATCAAACTAACTACGCATCAGAAGGTGGTTGGTATGAAACTCAACTCGTTCGTTTTAGATCAGGCTTCCCTGAAAAGTTTGGCGGTTGGACTGTATCTAACTTAAATGCTTATACTGATTCTGCTCGTGCTGTATTCTCATGGTCAACGACTGACGGATCTAATCTATTAGGTATTGGCACTAACTCAAGAATTTATGTAGGCGCAGGTACAACATTACACGACATTACACCGATCTATGATACATATACATCTCCTGATACAGATAATTGTATCGCTACTACGAATGGATCTAAAACGGTAACTGTAACTATAACAGGACACGGCGCTACGACAGGAACTTATGTAACATTTAGCGGTATTGCGGGCCCTACGATTGGTGGCATTCCTGTTACTGAAATGAACACGACAGTGCAAGTGACAACACTTGATTCTAATACATTTACATTCCAAGCCACGACTACTGCTACCTCAACTACAACAGGTCAAGGTGGTACGGGTATTACAGCTGTTGTTTATATGCCAGCTGGGTTCCCTATCGCTACTGCAGGTTATGGCTGGGGTACTTCTACTTGGGGTCGTAGTACTTGGGGTTCTGGATCAACATCACCTATCTTCCAACCTGCACGTCTTATCTTTATGGATAAGTTTAATAATGATTTAGTATTTAATACACAATTCGATTCTGTGTCAAGTACAGGCGGCGAGATTTATTATTGGCAATATAACACAGCGTTTAGTAATGATGCAGTTTTATTAAAATCATTGGCAGGCGCGGTTGCAGTACCACAAAAAGTCACTAAAATATTATTTACACCACAAGGGTTCTTACTAGCGTTAGGATGTACTAACTATGATGCACTCGCTCCAAGCCCAGATTATTTAGGTACTTATGACCCATTACTTATTAGATGGTCTAATGTTGATCCTGATATTGGTCCTGAACCTGAAAATTGGCAACCTTTAACTACTAATTCAGCAGGGTTCTTGCGACTTCAATCAGGTTCAAGAATTGTAACTGCAATTAATACCCGACAAGAAACTTTAGTATTTACTAATACATCATTAACTTCTATTCAATTTTTAGGTACGGCTGAAGTATTTGGTTTACAAGAGTTGTCCCATAATATTTCTATCATAGGTGCTAATGCACTTGTAGGTTCTAACAACATTACTTACTGGATGGGCCGTGATAGATTCTATACATACTCTGGTCGTGTAGATACATTACCTTGTACAATCAGACAATACATATTTACTGATATTAACTTTACTCAAAGTGCACTTATTTTTGCAGGGGTTAATAATAAATTTACAGAGATTATTTGGTTTTATTGTTCTGCTAACTCATCTGAAATTGATCGATATGTTGTATTTAACTACCTTGAAAACATTTGGTATTACGGACAACTATCAAGAACTGCATGGATAGATTCTGGCGTATTTAATAATCCTGTAGGACTATCTAATGGCTGGGTGTATCAACATGAAAACGGCACAAACGACGGCCAACCACTAGGTGCAGCACCGCTACCAATTACATCTTTTATTCAATCTGCTGACGTTGATATTGACGATGGTGATAAATATATGTTAATACGTCGTGTGATTCCAGATATTAACTTTAGAGGTTCTGATACTAATAATGAAGTAACGGGGGCTCCGATTATACCTGAAGCTGATATTACTGTAGGCGTACGTAATTTCCCAGGTGCTTCTAATGCTACTATAAATGCAGAAGGCCAACCAACAGATGCTACCATTGTGACTGCAACAGCTACTGTAGATCAATATACTAACCAAGTATTTATTAGAGCACGTGGTCGTCAAATGAATTTTAGAATTGGATCAGATACAGTAGGTACACAATGGCAATTAGGTTTACCAAGAGTTGATGCACGCCCAGACGGAACGAGAAACTAATGGCTGAAGTAGTAATTAAAGCCACTAAGGCCCCCAACTTACCTATACCTACTATAGCGTATAGTCAAACACAACAAGAAACTTTTAGTAATGCATTACGTTTATATTTTAATACCATTGACTCTTTCACTGCTAATATAAACAACCCTGCTGGAGGGTCTGGTTTAAGCTTTCCTCACATAGCTGCATCAGATACAACTGATCAATATGCAACGGCTAGTAATACACCTACTATAGTTAAATGGAATACGCTAGATTCTGGTTTAGGTTTTACATTAAATCCTTCTTATTCTGCTACAGCTTTAAACGGCGGTATTTATAAAATAGATTATAGTTTACAGTATGCTAATACGGCTAATGCAGCACATGATGTAATTGTTTGGTTACGTATTAATGGATTTGATGTTGCAGGTTCAGCCAGTAAATTTACTCTGCCGGCTCGTAAAAGTGCAGGTGTACCTAGTTTTATATTAGCGGTATCTTTTGTAGAGTTTTCTTTAAATGCAGGAGACAATATTGAGCTTTATTGGGCAACTGATTTAGCTTATGTAGTGTCCCCACCAACAGACGGAGTATATATGGAGTTTGTGCCAGCTCAAACTGTGCCTTACCCTCATCCTTCAATTCCCTCTGCAATTGGTACAATTACCTTTGTTTCAAGAATATAAATATGATATTATTAGACAAAATTAAGGAATTTTTTATATGAACTACTCATCTCCCCAAGGTTTAGCCTCATTAGGTCGCAACGGCGACTCAATGCTCGTTCACATGAGCCCAGAAGAAGTTCAAGGACTTCAAGGTTTAGCTATGGCTCAAGGGGGGTCTTTAACTATTAATCCTGATACTGGATTACCTGAAGCATTTAGACTTGGCGGCTTTTTTAAATCTTTATTACCTACTTTAGTAGGAGTTATGACTGGAGGAGCCGGAATGCCTTTATATGCAGGTATTGCCGCTGGTGCTGCTACAGGAGCATTAACTAATAAAAATAATAGACTTTTAGGAGCTATTACTGGAGGTCTTGGAGGTTATAGTGGTGTTGGTATTGGAAGCGCCTTAAAAGCTGCAGGCACTGCAGTTCCAAAAGCTGTTGCCGCAACCGTTCCATATAAAGGCGGGTTTGTAAATCCTGAAGTAGCTACAGGAACGGGTTTTGGAGGGGCTGCTACTACTGGTGCTGATCTAGCTCAAAACGCTAGCATTTTAAATAATGCTAATCAATTTGGTTTAACTAATTCTTCTTTAGCTGGATCTTCAGCAGGCATGCCTATAGAACAAGCGTTAGCTACTAGTAAACCTTTTGGTATGGCTAATATAAATAATGCTACAGCAAGTATACCTGCTGATCCTACTTATATGGGTAACTTAAGCACAGCTGGTAGAGGAGCATCAGAAATATTTTCTGGTAATCAAGCAGCTATAGATGCTTATACTAAGTCAATAGGTGCTGAATCTGCTATGGGTGCTTTAGGTAAAACAATGTTACCTGTTGGTGGTGCCGCTGTGTTTGGTGGTTTAGAAGAATCAGATTTATATGGTAAACCTGTACAAAGAGCAGAAGCTGAAAAATATGATCCATATGCTAGATTAAATTTAAATACTGACACAGGTCTTCGTTTAGTTGCAAAAGGTGGTGAAATTAAATCATATGCATTAGGTGGCAACGTAGGTAACCCATCTGTAGGTGGAGGTTTATCTAGTTTATATAATAGACCTGAAGGTCAAGCACCACAAAACATTTCAAACGATGCTTATGGATTAGGTAGATTAAGTGATTTAGGTAGCGAACAAGCTAGATACCAAGCACAAACATTAGGTTATGCCGAAGGTGGTGATGTTGCCATGAATTTAGATAAACTCCCTACACTTAATACTGTAACAGGCGAACAACTTTCTGCTAATGGGTTAACTAGTAAAGTCCCAGCTTATGGAATGACTGAGTTATTAGGAGACGTATTTAGTAGAAATAGCGCCGCGTTTAAAGAACAATATCCAAAGGGTATAGGCATGTCTGAACTTGTACGTAATACTGCAAAAAATGCAGAAGCTGCGGGGCTTAATCCAAGATTTATTACTATGCCACAAGTAATTGATGCTATCCAGGCACGTGCAGTATCGCAAGGGGGATCTGCTTTTGGAAACTATGACACGTGGAAAGCAAGTAAAAAACAACAAGGTTATGCCGAAGGTGGAGTAGCTAGTTTAGAATTGCAAGACCCAACAGTTTCTCCAACTTCAGAACCAGTAGCTAATCCTGAAACTTCTGTAGTTAATGAAATAGCTAAAACACAATCTAATGAAAATGAAATGAGAAAACTAGGTCTTAATGCTTTAAATAGCGGTAATATTCCTACTAATAATTATGCTCCAGGTTCATTAGCTTCATTAGCGGGTGCTATGAAAACTCAACCTGTTCCTCCGGAAGCAGGGTTTGTACAAAACTTAACATCTGCTAGAACAGGATATGCTAAAGGCGGTTATTTAGATGGTGCGGGTGATGGCATGAGTGATTCAATTCCTGCTACAATAGAAGGTAAACAACCAGCTCGTTTAGCTGATGGTGAATTTGTAATTCCTGCAGATGTTGTTAGTCATTTAGGTAATGGTTCTACTAAAGCAGGCTCAAAAAGATTATATGCAATGTTAGATCGAGTAAGAAAAGCAAGAACAGGTCACACTAAACAAGGTAAAAAAATTAAACCTGAAAAATACATGCCTGCATGAACACAGTTAAAGTAGTAGCACCAAACTTTATATATGATGTTTGGAAAGATGTTGAAAGTTTTTTAAACGCTTCTATTAATGTAAGCGGTGGTGACTTTACATTAGACCAATTAAAATTTAGTTTGGGAAGGGGCGAACAAACTCTTTTAGTTTCAGTTAATGAACAAAATAAAATTAATGGAGCTATGACCGTAGAGTTTACCAATAGGCCTAATGATCGAGTTATGTTTATAACAGCATTGGGTGGTAGTGGAATTGTTAATGATGAAACGTTTAGTCAAGTAGAAACATGGGCTAAATCGCAGGGAGCTACAAAAGCCAGTGCAATAGCGCAAGAAGCTCAAGCAAGACTTTATAAAATAAAAGCAAACTTTAATACTGTACGAATGGTTGTGGAGAAAGATTTATGAAATTATTTAATTTGTTTAGTTGGGTAACTAACCTAGTAGAAGCATTTACTTTTTATGGTGGAAGCTCTGGTGGAGGTGGGGGTGGAGGCAATCAAACTTCTACTTCTTATTCGACTAACTTACCTGAATACGCTAAGCCATACTACGAACAATTATTAAAAGAAACTGGTAAACAGGTTTATACAACAGATTCTTCTGGCGCTGTAACAGGCGTTAAACCAATGCCTGTTTATACAGGCGAGCGAGTTGCGGGTTTCACTCCAGGTCAAGAAGCTATTCAAAGAGAGACTATGGGGTTAACAACACCAGGTCAGTTTGGTACTTCTGCTAGAGGTTTAACTGCTGGACAAACTATGGGTTTTGGCGCTGGCGCTGCAGGATTAGGCCAAGCATTTGGATATAGTCCTATGGCTGTTTCAGGCGGAACATTTGATGCTCCAGCAGCTTCATACTATATGTCTCCCTATCAATCTAATGTTACAGACATTGCAGTACGTGAAGCAAGACGACAAGGTGATATTGAAAGATCTCGTGGCGCGTTGGGTGCTATTCAACGCGGTACATTTGGTGGTGCACGTCAAGCTTTATTACAATCAGAACAAGATAGAAACTTAGCACAAAACATTGGCGATATTAGAGCTAAAGGACAAGAATTATCTTATCAAAATGCACAACAACAATTTGAACGTGATCAAGCCCGTCGTATGCAAGCAGCACAACTTGGTCAACAAGCTCAACAATTCCAAGCAGGACTCGGTAAAGACGTAGGTCTTGCTGGTTTAGCTGCTGGTATTGATACATCAGGTAAACTTGGTGCCTTAGGTACTGCAGAACAAACAGCTAACTTAGAAAGATTGAAAGCTCAAGCTGCTACTGAAGGTGAGAAACAAGCGCTACAACAACAAATTAATGATATGAAATATCAAATGTTTAATGAACAACAAAATTTCCAAAGAGCCCAACTTGAATATCTCAGTAATATTCTTCGTGGTAATGCAGGTGCTTTGGGTTCAACTCAGGTACAATATACACCACAACCAAGTACAGCATCGCAGATAGCCAGCTTAGGTTTATCTGGTCTTGCTCTTTCTAAAGCTTTATCATAGGACTAAAATATGCTTAGTAATTTTAATAAACCTGATGCTGGTAGCGTTGATTTAAATAAAGCTCTTAATGATTTAATTAAACTTGGACAAAGAGACCCTAATATACTTTTAAAGTATAGTCAAAATCCACCTCCAGAGTATGGTTCTCAAGGTAAACTAATTGTTAGCTTAGCTGCAAGTGCCGTTGCTCGAGATAAAACAGCAAAAAAAACCATGGAGCCTGCTCCTACTAAAACTGTAGCAGAACAAATTGATAATAAATTAGTAGAAGCTACACAACCTGGTATTGCTGGTTTAACTAATCAAACTGCACCTATGCAAGGGGGTATTAATACAACTCCTCAAGAACCTTCTTTACAAGCTATGAATAGTGGTGTAGCTAATTTGCCTATTGATGATGGCATGTACAATGAACAAAATTATGCGGGTGGTGGTATAGTGTCTTTTGCTGGAGGAGGTAGATCAGCATATAAATATAAATATCCTTATGAAAGTTATTATGATGATCCTGTAGGATCATTAATGGAAATACCTGATATTCCTACAGCAGATGATCTACTAATGCAACAAACTGATTTTAGATCTAGATTTGTTGACCCTGATTTTTATGAAAAAGAAGGTAAGGCTATAAAAGATCAAACTGCAGAAGATGTAGCAGAAACTAAAAAAATGGGACAAGCAGATATTTTATTTGCATTAGCTGAAGGTTATGGTACAACTCCTGGAAGTTTTCTTAGAGGGACTGTAGCGGCAGGAACTAAAGCGCGCCCAGCTGTTATGGAAATGAATAAAAATGTATTAGCAGCTAAACGGTTACAACGTGATGCTCTCACTAAACTTAGACAAGCTAGATACGCAGAATCTATGGGTGATTACAAAACGGCTAATGATCTTAGAGAAGCTGCTAGAAAAGATAACTTTGAAGCTAAGAAAACAAATGCTACGCTTAACACTCAAATTGGAGTTGCTAGATCTAGAGCACTTAAGAATGCTGGTTTAGATGAAGCTAAACTAAGAGTACAAGTTGAAAAAATTGCTACAGAAAAAATGAAAGCTCAATATCCTGCTGGCGCTTTTGAATCATTAATGCGTGATCGTCCTGATGTATATAGTGCTGAGCTAAATAGATATAAACAAGAAACTGAAAATTATATCCTTAGAAATTTATCAGCTAAAAATTTATCTGCAGACTATATGGATAAATTACAAGCTAAACAAAAAACAAAAGCAACATTAGAAGAAAGACCCTTATTAAATAAATATCCTCCTAAAGGATCACGATCCACAAACACTCAAGCAGAACTTGATATTGATTGGGATTCTGTAGGTGCTCATGAACCGGAAGACGAAGAATCACAATAATATAAAATGGAAGATATAAACGCCCTTTATAAGGCACTCGAACAAGCTGATGCTGCAGGTGATATTGCTACTGCTCAAAGTCTAGCAGATAAAATTAGATCATTATCTCCAGAAGATACAGCTGATGAAGCAACAGCTGATATTGATACTGATGTTAATTCTCTTTACAGTTTATTAGAAAAAGCTGATGCTGCAGGTGATAAAGCAACTGCACAAAAACTAGCTGATCAAATTAGATCACTATCTCCTCAAGAACCTGTTGAAGAAACTACCCTTGATACAAAAACACAACCTAAACCGGAAGATGTAGGATTTTTAGCTCGCGCTGGAGAATCTTTAAAACAAGGTGTTACTTCTTTTGGTGATATTAAACGAGGTTATGAATTAGGTTCTGCTAAGGATCGTGGTGATTTAGCAGCTGCGGCTCTTAAGATGCAAGAAATTAAAACTGAAGCAGGACAACCAGTTACACCTACATTAACAGCTGCTGATATTAATCGTATTGCTCAGGAAAAAGGCTTGATCCCTGCAGGCGCTCAAGTTCCTTCTTATATTGTAGAACAAGTTCTTAAATCAGGTCCTCAATTTGCAGTTCCGTTATTAACTTCTTTATTAGTAGGTACAGGAACAGCAATGGTTACAGGTCCAGCAGCACCAGTTGCGGCACCAGTTGCAGCTACATTAGCAGGTATTGGTGCTTATGGTTTACAACAATATGGTAATTTTATGTCAACTCAAGGGTTAGTTAAAAAAGCTCCTGAAGATTTAGACACTGATCAAGCAAGAATATGGGCAGCAATTACTGCGCCTCTTGGATTTATTGTTGATAGATTTGTTGGTGGTATTGGTAGTAAGTTTGGTCAAAAAGCTATGCTTAATAAGATGACTCAAGAAATAGCTAAACGTAAAGCAGCAGGAGAAACGGTTACAGCTGCTGTAGCTAAAGAAATAGGTAAAGCAACTTTAAAAGGTAGCGTTAAAGGTATTAGTGAAATGCCTACCGAGATGTTTGAACAAGCAGCGGAAATAATTCAAGCGGGTGGAGATATAACAACTGAAGAATCTAAACAACAAATATTTGAAGCTGGTTGGGCAGGATTAGCTGTTGGTGCAGGTATTGGTGGACCTTCTAATGCTTATAGTAAATATAGAGAATTTAAAACCGAACAACAAAAACAACAGCAACAAAGTGAACAAAGTGAAGATACGTTACAAAAGCAACGTCCTACACGAGATACAATGATTAATGAGATATGGAAAGACCTTCAATCTAAAGCTGAACCTATTGAACCTGAAGTTACTGAAACAACAGAACCCGAAGTTACAACAGAACCGACAACGATCCTAGATAAAGCTACGTTAACTTCGTGGGGATTAAACCCACGTTCTAACGCATTTAAGGCACTAGAAGGTGTTGATGGTTCTACAGATGAAGGTCTTGATTTAATTAATAAGACCTTAGAAGCTAACAAAGGTAAAATAAACGAATCAGCAGTAGACGATTACTTAAAAGGAGTTGAAAGTGGAAGACTTGACCTTGGAACAGCTACAATTAGCGATGCGGTACCTGGAGGACAAAAATATGGAACTCCCGGAGGAATTGAAGGACGTTACCAATTTACAACTGATCTCAGTGGAAGTCCTATTGGACTCGCTCAAACTGGAGAAAAAGCAGTCGACACTGCACTAAAAACAACAAAAACGCCAGAAGTTATAACGCCTGAATCACAAGAAGTTATTACTGAATCCGTTGTTGAAGAACCCGTTGTTGAAGAACCAATGCCTTTACAAGAAGAAGCTAAACAAGTAGCTTCTGAACTAAAAGCGCTTGATCGTAGTAATCCTCTTATTGAAAATTTATTAGATGAAACTGCTGTTACGGAACAAGATGTAATTACGGCAAAAGAAGAACTCGCTGCTTTAAAAGCAGCTAAAGAAACTAAAACTCCAACCACATTAGCAGAAGAACAACAAGTTGCTAAAGTAGAACAAGATTTACAATCTAAAACAGAGGGCACTCCTGAAGGACAAGCAATTGTTAATTCTACTAAACCTGCTAATACTTTAGGTCAAGCACTTAGCATTATTAAGAGACAACATTTCGATAAACTTAATCCTGTTCAAAAAGTATTACATGGCATGTTTGAAACATTACCTAACGTACTTAAAGGTAAGTATAAAGTTATGGGTATGCCTAAAGGTGAATATGGTAAGTATCGTTCTATTCTTAATGATACGACTATTAGCCCTAAAGCAGGCGCTGATTCAATCTATCACGAAGGTACTCATGCTGCTACAGTATGGGCGGTAAGACGTCATGTAACGATGGATAAGAATGGTAGACCTAAAGCTAAAGGTAACTCTGTTGTAGGTCAACAATTAGTAGATATATTTGATGCAGCTGAAGTAGCTGCTATGCAAGAAGAAAGAACTTTTGGTGATGCTTTCAAGAATATGGAAGAGTTTGTATCTTATGCGTTTAATGATAAAGACTTTCAATTATTTTTAGCTAAACAAAGAAGTGTTGCTCCTACCCCTGCACCTGAATCATCCTTATGGATGGATTTAATGAGTGCATTCAATAGACTTTTAGGTCTAGACATTTCTAATTCCTTAATGAGTGATATTGTAAGTTTAACTCCTGAGTTAATGACTGGTGAAAGACCAGGTGCTGTAGAAGCCATGGGCTCTGAAGTAACGCTATATCATAAATCTGAAAAAGAAATGGATGAAAGACTTAGAAAAACAGGAACTGTTGGTCCTGTAGTAGAACCACCTAAACAACCATTTAGTCTTCCAAGAAAAATTAATGAGTTTAGAAAAGCTGCGTTCTCTTTTGATATGGCTATTAATAAAAAAATATTAAACGCTATCAAAGCCGCAGGTATATCTATGGAAGATTATGCTAAGGCGTTCTATCAATTAACTGTATCTCAAGCAGTTAAAGCAGATGCTATGGCTGCTGCATTTTTACATTTTGGTAATATTAATTACAATCCTGAAAAATATAAATTTGATATAACACAATCAGACATAAGCATGAAGAAAGTAAATGACATTCTTCGTGGTATTTCTAAAAAATATAAATACAATATATTAAAAACATATCAATATGCAAGTGCTGCATTTATTGCCCTTAGATCAAAAGGTTTAGTTGAATATAATACAAAATTAAAAGCTGATGTATTAAAAAAACTTAATGAAGGTAAAAAACAAGAAGCGGAAAAATTATTAAGAGATAACTATAAATTAGTTCGTATGGACCGAGCTCAAATTAAAGAAGGTTTAGAAATATTTAATAATCTTCCTGAATTGAGAGAGGCTTATGATATTTGGAATGGTGTTCGTGAAAAGGTTTTAAAGTTTGCTGCTCAAGAAGGATTATATACTCAACAAAAAATAGAAGATTTATTAGCTATTATGGATTATGTTCCTTTCTATACTATTGCCCAATTAGAAGCTAAACGTGGTCCTAGAGAATATTCTAATGGCTTAGTAGATGCTACTAAAGATAAAGCCTTTCGTGGTTCAAATAAAGAAGTTAATAACGCAATTGATAACATGGAAAAATGGGTATCCTATATCATAAAAAAAGGTATAAATAACCATTACGCTAAAAATAAAATTGATTTATACAAACAATTTGTGCCTGATGACATTAGACCTTTCCCTGAAGGTAAACGTAGTGAAACTGGTAATACTGTAACTATATGGGAAAATGGTAAGACTAGCCGTTATGAATTTCAAGGTCCTGACGGCGCACATATGGTAGATGGTTTTACAGGATTAGAACCTGTAATGATTCCTTGGTTAAGATATTGGTCTATGCCTTCTAAATTCTTGCGTTTAAATATTGTATTGAATCCTATATTTTCTTTACGTCAAATTCCAATGGATATGTTTAATGCTATGACTGCTGCGGGTGTTAAACACCCTTATATGATTCCTTTACAAGTCATGAAAGAAATTGCGTTAACTCCGTTGTTCTTAAGTAATGCTAGACAAGAACTTAAAAAAACATTAACTGTAGGTCAACCTGATTATAGTAAAGAGTTTCAACATATAGATGTTGAAGCATCTAAAGAAGCTAAAAAAATAAATAAATTAGATAAATTATTAACAGCTATTGCGTCTCCGTTTACTTTTTTATCTATGGCGTCCGACAATGTAATTCGTCAAGCTGTATATGCGCAGCATATGCTTGAAACAGGTGATAAAGCTTTAGCTACAAATGCAGCTGAAGAGATTATTAACTTTAGAAGAACAGGGTCTTCACAAGGTATAGCCATTACAAGACAGTTAGCTCCATTTATTAATGCTAACTTGCAGGGTTTACATATTAACTTAGCAACAATTGCAACAGAAAGTATTAATCCCTTAACTAGAATGCAAGCTTTTGCTAGATATTGGTTAGGTATTAGCACACTTGTAGGAGCTACATTATTGTACTTATCTTTAATGTCAGATGATGACGAATATGAAAAACTAGATCCTACAGAAAGAGACGCGTTTTTTATATTACCTAATGGATATAAAATTCCAATGCGTTATGATTTACCAACATATTTAGGTAAAGTTATTCCTGAACATATTTTTAATAGATTTGTTAATGAGACTGAAGATCCAACTAAATTTAGAAAAGCTCTAAAAGAAGGTGCTATGCGTGCATTAGCAACTCCATCAGTTATGCCTACAATTGCTGCAGGTCCTTTTGAAGCAAAATTAAATAAAGACTTTACTACTAATAGAGATATTGTAGGTCAAGGATTACAAGGCTTAGAACCTGAATTACAATATAGTCCTAAAAATACTTCTGAACTAGCTAGAGTTTTAGCAGGCAACATGGTATCACCTATGCAAGTGGATCATTTCTTACAAAAATATTTAGCTACTACTATGGGTTTAATTGCATGGATTACTAACGACATGCTTGCCGAAAAGCAAGGTCGTCAACGTCCTGAAAAAACATTTAAAGAAAAATTACTTGATATACCTAACATGAGCGGATTTGTATCTAAACTTGAAGGTAGCAGAAACATAAACGATTTCTATGAACTTAATCAAGAAGTTCAAAGAGTAGTTAAATCATTCCCTAAATATAAAGATGTAAATATTGAAGAAGCTCAAAAATATTTAGACAAAGACAATAATAGACAGCTAATTCAATTACAAAAAACTATGGATAGAATTTCTAACTTCCTATCAAGATTACGTGCAGAAGAAAACAGAGTTTATAATTCTACTACAATGAATGCTGCAGATAAGAAAGCTGCTCTAGATCGTATTGTTAAAGACAGGCAAGAAGCTTTAGGATTTAAAGTGCAGATTGGTGAAGAGAAAGACCGCTTTATACAACAACTAAGAAAACAAGGTAAATTATAGTCGCCAGACTCTAATACCTTTAACCCCGTCTTCTATAACAACTTTGTGAACGAACTGAAACTCTAGTCGTTCACTTTCTTTTTGGATAGCTTTAATAGCTGCCTCTGTATCAATAGCAGGTATAAAGATAGATGAGCCTGGCACAAAGGCAGGCCAATCTATTTGGTAATTTACGCCGTTAGTTAACACTTCGTGGTATATCCAATGGTAAGTCGTTAGTCTTAATTCCTTCAAAGCTAGAATTATCAATCCATATGCATCGAACACCTGAGCCGCTGATGTCTAATCCTTTTTGTAGCACTTTGGAATCTCCTGATTTATACTTCAAAACATTATTGTCTTTAAGCTTTTTAATAAAGTCCTCGTAATCTACGTTGCCAAGGTTCTTTAAATATGAGCGCATTATACCGCAAGGAATATAAATTGTATTAGTATCAGGCTCAATTCTGACTCGTAACTCATTGATTGGTTTCAATAAAGGAGCTTCTTGTAATCCTGTTCGTGCATCTATAACACTATTAATAACTAAAGTGTTCTTTAAGTTTTCATGTAAGAATGTAGTTAAAGTTTCCATAGCATCAAAATCACGAGCCTTGAGTTCTATTCTAGATTTATCTAACTCTAACTTAATAGCTTTTTTAACGGGTTCTAAGTCTATATTATGGATACCTAATTGTTTCGCTATTTGAGCGCCTAAGAATACGGCAGCTAATGTAGCAGAATATTTGCGGTCTTCACCAGCTATGTTCCATGCCTTATCAATTTTCTCTTGTGTTTCTTTTAAAGCTATTCTTACTGATTCAAGATTAGATATAATCCATTGAGCATAGATTTCACCTGCATGTCCATAGTTATCAAATAATCTACCAAAGTAATCATCAGCTTCTTTTTTTGTTAAGCTATTGTCTTTATCAATACGTAATTGTAAGAAGCGAGCCATTTCACCTGAAGCTTTAGCATTTGATGAGAACATAACTGTTCTAAAGTCGGTATTAGAAGATACAACGCAAATCAAATTAAAGACGGTATCGTTTTGTCTTTCTTTATTTGTGCCGCCACTACCCATACGATTTCTACCACGACCTGTTGACATGAACTTTAAAAACTCATGTAGTTGATCAGGTGTTACTTTAGTAAATTCATCAACCGCTGCAGGTAAATTATTCATATAACCCATACGATTAATTACGGCATTACCTGTATCACCCCATACTTGAATAAGTTTAGCTGATAATTCAGGGTTACCATATACGCTAGTCATAGCTTGTAATACTGTAGATTTACCTTGTCCTGACTCAGGGTTGTATAGATTAATTACGGCTGACTTTTCTCTTGTTTTAAAGAAAGGCATAAGTAAAGAACCAAATGCACAGAAAAAACCAAAAGCTCGTAACTCCATGCCAGGTCTTTCATAAACAGCTATAGCTTTCTTCCATTCTTCGTAAGTTCCTTTCTTTTGTAATGCAGGATTTACGTCACTTAAATCTTCAGATACAGGAACATACTTAATACCAAAAGCACTAATCTCACGATTACCTATAACAATTTTGTTATATACAGTATTCCAACCATACTGTTTATACATGGGTGTTGAAGCTTTCTGTTTTTGTTCAGCATCTACAACAGCTATAATGTAATCAATAACGTTGTCTAACTTTTTGCCATTCTTAACAATACCTTTAGCTACTAAAATCTTTCTAGCTTCATCACGAGATAGTAATTGAGTTAGTGGCGCTATAAATTCTTGAACCCCTTCATGAGGAAGATGTAATTTAAACCATGCACAAAAACCAATAGCATGATCATTTAATATCTCAACAAGATAGAAGTCAAAGTCATACACCATGATAGCTTCTTCGTTCTCATCAGCTACAGTTTTATACACTCCACCATTCTTACCTCTGAAATAAGGAAAAGGATAATCAGGAATTTGATAAGTAACTACTTCACCTAATTCTTCTGACTTAGCTTGAATAACATTATCTGCACCTTTAGAACGTAAAATAACTCTGCCTAATTCTATAGGAGAAGTAATCTTTCCTTTATGTTTACACCCATCACAACCTTCAGGACGCAAGCCTTCAAACTGTCTACATGTATGTGGACCTGGTATAGCATTAGCTTTAGCTTCTGTTTTAGCGTAGTCATAATCAGGATGGTGTTTAGATATATTGTGTATAGCAGCTTCAGAATCTTCACAATAAGCAGCGATAGATAATCCTGATCTCCATAGTGGTTCTTCTACTGTAGCTTGTTTAGTCATGATATGAATGAGTTGCGCACAGCCATCATCTTTACGGCAGCGTTCAATAATCTTCATGAATTTAGATGAGTTATTTCCTAGTATAGCTTTTGTAGCTTCATCTAAAGGACGTTTAGCTTTAGGTTTATCTGATAGATGAATAGGAATAAGGCTTGCTAACTCATCAAAAGGAGTAGGTGTTCCTTCATTAAGAACAATTACATTTTCAGGTTTAGCTACATCTTTAAAATTCTTTGTGCCTGGAACACGTAATATACGAGCCATGTCTGCAGTGCAAGCACCGTCAGCTTTAAGTCCGTGTTTAGCACACAAGAACTTTAATCCTTCAGCAACGGGTTGCCATATAGCTTTATCTACAGGTTCAGTAAAAGGCCAATAACAATGAATACCCCTACCTGAATCTACAATAGTAGGTGCGGGAAGTTGTGTTGTATCTGTGAATGAACGTAACGCTACAAGTGCTGCGTCTTTAGTTTCGTAGTCTTTCCATTTGCGTTTCTTTGTGTCAAAACCACAGTCTATATCAAGCCATAATATACGTTGTTCTTTAGCATTTGTTTTCTTGCGTTCTGTTGGTTCAACATATGTTGAACATGCAAAATAAACATCTTGCGTATCTACTAATAATTTATTTACTACTTCAATTGCTTCGTCTATGGAATTTATAAACTTAGGAACTACTACATTCTGTTGGTCTTTGCCGAGGATACAATAATATCCTTGATCAGGCCATACTTGTTGTAAAAATTCTTTTGTTTGCATTTGTCTCTCAAATGTTGTATTGCATAAATAGGTGGGCTACTTGCGGTTTATAAATTAACTACCATCTAGCAATATATAAATAAAGGTGCTTTCGCCCATTGTCTTACTTATTAAGATTAACGATCAATTCCTTAATCTTTTGGTCAAGTTTTCTTGATGGCTTTGCTTTACCCGAAAACCAATCATACACTGTTTGCCTCGAAACGTTAAGTGCTTTCGCTACTTGACTAGCAGGATACTTTAGTGATATGCAGACCGCACCTAATAGTGTCCCTGTAGTCTCTTTAGCTTTAGCATTTGCTTCGATTACTACTTGGGAGTAACCACGCATGATTACGCCCAATCTGATACTAAGTCATCTAAACTAACATCACCTTGATCTGCTTTAGGTGCTGCTGGTTTTGGTGCTGGTGGAGGTGTAGGTTTCTCCGTTGCACGAACTGTTGGTTCAGGAATATCGTCTATTACTTTCAAAGGTTCAGGACGTTGAATAGGTTGTTGTTTCTTTTGTTCAAACTCTTCACCATCTTCATCTTTGTTAATATTTACTGACAATGTAATAGCACGTTTAGCTTCTTCTGAAGTTGACTTCGTGGCACATACTGCATACTCTTCGTCTGTTAAACGTTTGATTGCTTTAAATCCAATCTTAGTGCTGGATGAATCTTCATCAAAAGAAACTCTTGATATTACAGACATTAAGTTTTCACCATTTGCACGAACATAATCTGTATATTCATGTAAAGGTTTGCAATCTTTTGTGCCATTACCAAAGATAGATTGCGCAGGTAAAGTCATTTGATATACATCACCATTCATATCATCAGCACGAACTACTGCAATACGTCTACTAAAACGACATGCTTTAGTCCCGTTAGCACCTGAACCTTTAACATTTTGTGGACAGGTTAAACATGTTGTCGATTGTTTTTCTACAACGGCTGGGTCAGGTGTTTGACTATCTGATGTCCAACATGTTGGAGGTGGCATCTTCTCACCTGGCACATATGCTTTAGAAAAATACATTCTATGAACGTGTGGTGATGCATTAACAATAACTACATCTAGTGCGTCTTGATTTGACTTTTCCACTTCTTTACCGTTAACCATCAATCTAAATTTACCGCCACGTATAGATATACGTTTAGCAGTTGATGAACTACCTGTAATGTTAGCAGTAAAGCCATCATCTCTACGAGAATGTGTTGCTACTGCGGTGCTACCAAATACGTCTAATTCGTTACTCATACTTCCTCCTTATTTCTGCTTTTAGTTATTCTTACTGTATATTCACTTGTTGCTTGTAATCCTGGTGGTGCTTTATCAGGGTTCTGCTCTAAGTATTCTTTTATTGCGGATTGCACTAATCTCTTTTCAAAGAACTCAGGCAATTTATTTTCTAGTATAAAGTCATACATACTAGGCCAATCGCTTGACCAATATCTAGTCTTTAATGTTCTTGACAACGTTCCAACTTTAGTTTTCAAACTAGTTACGTTAAGTGTCCTACATGCTTCATTAAGTGCAAGATCAATCTTATCTTTTTGCACTTTAATATTTGTGATTTCATTTTCTAATTCCTCAATCTTATCTCTCATGTTGACAGATGCCTGCATGAGTTTTTCTATCTTATTATCATCTAATTCCATATTCTCTCCTTTCAAATCTTAAGGATAACAGTATAGCACAATTATTTACAATGTCAACTAATTTCTTTATCAATTAAATGTCCATAGGTAAGTAATACCCAAAATGCAAACTGTAATAACTCTTCAGGAGATGCGCTATTTTTCATTGCGTTAGCTTTGTGGCTAATAATTTGTATGTTTCCTTTTACATACCCTTTGGTGTTATCAAGTCTATCTATTGAGGGTGATGTTGATCTAGGGCCTTTATTTTTATTACCTCCACCTTTAAATTCTCTAATAATTGGTATATTTAATATAGGGCACTTTTCAGGTATGTGTATATCATTTATATCTATATTTAATTCAGTGCCATTTTTCTTAGCCCTTGTTTTAGTCTTTATTAATATAGCTTTTTCAGGATTGTTTTTACCCCATGCTTTTTGAGATTCATTAAATTTATCTCGATTATTTTCTCTATACTTAATTTGATATGCTTTATATTTTTCATGATTATCAAGCCTCCATTGTTTTGATTTCTCATTAGGTGTCATTCTTCAAACTCCTCACGATATAAGTCAACTAGTTTTGTATGCGTATCAATTTTACCTTGCAACATTTTGTAAATTTTTTGTTCAACAGGGGAGCCTTGTAGGTGAACTACGGTCATCTTGTTTTTTTGTCCCGCCCTGTCAACACGAGCGCAACATTGTATGTAGGTTTCAACAGACATCACGGGTGACCAAAACACGACTACGTTAGCTGCGTGGAGGGTAACGCCATGTGATGCAGCTTGAGGTTGGATCACCAAAACTTGTGGGTCTTTCTTTTCTTGGAAGTTTTTAAATATTTCTGAACGATTATTCATAGACACATCGCCATGTATTGCTGCACATGTAATGTGATCTTTGTTTAACTCTGACATAATCTTTTCAATACTATGTCTAAATGGGCAGAATATGAGAACTTTGTGGCTAGCTTCTTCTATGATTTCTTTGAGTGCTGTTATACGATTAGATATATCAAACTCTATAATCTCTTGTGTATCTGAATAGATAGCACCTGCACTTACTTGTAATAGTTTTGTCAACATGACACCTGCGTTGACTACAGTAATTTCTTCACCTGAAGCTTCCATATACATATCTTTTTTAAGCTTCTTGTAATACTTATCTTGTTGTGGTGTGAGAGGGACTTCTCGTGTTGTATATAATACATCGGGTAAGTCAAGACATTCATCTTTGGTATATCGAATGGCAGGTTGTAATGTTTTAAATACAATATCCTGCGCATTAAATCTAGGCACCCAGGTGAACTGGCTAACTTTCTGCATGACCATGTCCTTAAACGTTCCTGCATATTTCGGGACGGATGCGGGGTTCACAAGTCTAGCCAGTCCATATGCGTCAGCTGGTGATTGAGCAGCGGGTGTTCCTGTCATAAGCCATAACCATGTCTGAGGTGTTAGCACACGATTTAATGACTTCCAGCGACGTGTCGTGACAGTCTTGACATAGTTTGCCTCATCGACAACTATTAAATCAAAACCGCCAGATTTAATTTCTTTCTCTACTATTTCTATACCGTCATAGTTAATTATAACTACGTCTGTATTTTCTGCAAATACTTTTTTACGTTTCTCAGCGGAGCCATGAGCAATACCTACTGACCTATGCATAGCAGTTTTAAAGAAGTCTGATTGCCATGCCGCTTGCATAATAGATAGAGGACATACTACTAACATGCGTCTAACTTTGCCTTGATTCATAAGGTAG